TTGGAATCTACTATTCCACCGAGTATACTCCAAGGATACCTTGGCTTCCTGAATGCCATTTCTGTTCTTTCTGATGTAGAAATTGACGATGCCGTCATCAGGTTCATCCTCCTTCGTATTCGGGACCAGGAAACCTACACTGTCAGCATCCTGTTCTGCAGTCCCTGAATCCCTCAGGTCTGAGAGTCTTGGTATACTGGATTCACGTTTATCGAACTCTCGATTCATCTGAGCTAGGAGAAGGACTGGAACACCACATTCCAGAGCGATGATCTTAATCGTTCTCGTCATGGCTCCTACCTCATTGACTCGGTTCTCGTATCTACCTCCTGAACGTAAAAGAGTGAGGTAATCGATGATCAGCATGTCCACCCCTTTGTCTTGAACAAATCGCCTTGCCTGGGATCGTAACTGATCGACGGTTATCGCTGGTGTGTCTTCAATGTGGATAGGTAGTTCAAAAAACTCCTTTGTAGCTCTGGCTATTTTTCCTTTATCACCATGTCCTGTCTTCAGGTAATGCCTGACATCTTCCCCTGATAGAATGGCTACAGCACGTTCTGCAATGGAGTTATAAAGCATCTCCAAGGACCATAGGGCTACCCTCTTCCCTTGCTTTGCAGCCTGTATTGCTAGATACATCGAGAAGGCAGATTTACCACCACCAGGTCTACCGCTGATGATGTAAACTGCCCCAGGTAGAAACCCTCCCAGCTTCTGATCGAGACCGTAGATACCACTCTTAATTGAGAGATCAGGAACACCACCATCAACAGCACTCTCCAGGACCTCTATAAAGCCCTTCTGAGCTGCCCTTTGATCCTTCTCTGCTGTCATACCCCTAGTAGTCTGCCAAAGATCGTCCTGTAGCCTCTGTAGAAGCTTCTCAGGGTCCTGCTCAATCTTACTCTCCTCGATGGCAGCATAGTGTTTGAGAAAGACTTTCCTTCGGATGTAAGCAGCATATGCTTGCTTTGAGTAGTAGCTCAGGTTTGAAGCGGATGGAGAATGCTCGATCAGATCATCGATGTATAAAGCATTCTTCACTGATTGCCTTGAAACAGTCACCTGATCGATCTGACCACCGTCCTTGATTATGTTCTCACAAGCTGTCCAGATCTGTTGGTGTCTCATGTCAGAAAACCATTCGGAACTAACCCCTAACTCGTCAGCTTCGCTGAAAGCCCCCAGGAGAACACAAGAGAGAAGTCCTTTCTCTGCATCCAAGTCCTCGGGAATGTCGTATTCAATTGAGATTTTATTGTTTTGCTTTTGTAGGGTCATATGGAGAAATATTTTTTGCCTGCCTTGATGTCGGCAGCAACAGTCTTAGGGACATCTGATCTTTTGGATCTTCCTGCCAAGATGATCTCTGTGAGGATTTCGTCCCTATTACTATTATTATTAATATCTATATCTATTATATTATTAGTTAGTGTACGTGATCGCGTACACGTTGTATCGTTAACGTGTCCGTCCTCGCGTACACGTTGTTTCTGTAAGGTGTTAGTCATAGGGACCGATTTTATCGGCTTGCCCTTGGTCCTGGCTAGATAGCAAGTGGATCTTCCTGCCTTTTTTTGATCCAGCCAACCATGGTCAACTAGCACCTTAAGAGCCTTCCACAATCGAGTCTTGCAAACACCCAGGGTAGATGCCATGGATCGCTTGTCATCGAAGCAGACACCTCTCATACAGACATAGAGGTAGGCTTCTCTCTGGATTGGAGAGAAACCCACCTCATATAGCCATTGTGGTATGACTGGTCTCATGGCCTTTGCGTCATTATCAGTGCAACCAGAAAGCCAAAGGCGAAGCCCATGCAGCTACCCATTGCGAATATCGTCATGGGTTCCATGGCTTCTTATGCGAATGTTCAGCCTGTAGCAACCCATGTTCAGCCAAGGTCAACTCTGTATGACAGTCCCAGTAGATGTCACCTATCAGGCACTGAGCATCAGCGTCAGACATTTTCAATGCTTTAAGCCACCCAAGGTAGGACTCCGCACGTTGCTTTGTTTTTGGGTCTTTCCACTTCCCACCATTCCGCAAGTGGGGAAGGTCTTGGTTTATTGCTACAGGTTCACTATCATGATAGTACCATTTATCCTTCATGACTCACCTCCTGTTTTTCCATAATCTTTTACTGCAAGGATTGCTTGCTCCATTTCACCCCTGGGTCCATCGGATTCATACGATCTCGGGATGTAACAAAGCATTCGGTAAGCTGTCGCGATGAGATTCTGGATCGCTTCTTCTCTTTCGTCACTCATAGTTACAAAAGCTCAATGATGCCTGTTGTCTGTGAAGGGGTATTGATGCGCTTGCACTTTTTACCCTGCCTACCGAGGTTCCATGCAGAGCATAATTTAGCGTAGGTCTCATACCTGAAGGTAGTGACTCGCGTGAGTCCAAGACTCTTCAACTGTAGCAAGTGATTACGAAGCGTGAGGATGGCTGAGTCATGATCAAGATTAGCTCCAGACGCAAATTGATTGTGCCACTTCACAAAAAGCTCAGGCTCCTTGTCATAAGCCTGCATGGCAAAAGCTCCATAAGGAGGAGCCGTAACTACTCCTGAAACCTGTTTTGCTTGAATAGATGCCCTCTCATATTTGGAAGGATTCCTCTTAACCTCTTCAAGGATTTCATAATTACCAACGGACCCACCGTTCCATCGGTCAGGTTGTAACTGCATCACAAACCTGGCTAATGCAGCCATAATGCTGTTATGCGAGTAACCGTGCATCTTTAAGATGTCGCTGGCAGACCTTGCTCTTCCGTTATCTATGGTTGCAGCTATCCGGTGACCGGTTGGAAGCCCTGTAGCGACATACAGTTTACAGCTTTTACCTGATTTAATAATTGCAGACAAACGGTGCTGACCGTCGATTAATCTTCTGGATGAATCAAACTTCACGGTCTCACCATTCAACTCCCAATTACCTGCTCCCATGTCTCTGGCATACCTTTCAACGAGCGGTGGACTTACCCTTCGGTTGCTTACGTTTCTCACCAACCATTGCTTGGCTATTTCTGGCGTGACCAGGTGTTCTTGTATTCTCGGACTTTCTATCATTTTATGACTTTCTTTTTAAGGTGTTCTATTAGTTGCTCCCCTTCTTTACCGCACACTCTCAGACCCTGAATGAATGACCTTGCTTTGTGCTTGTCCACTTGGTTTCGATCCAAGCAATCCTTCACATACTCAAGATACTTGCGTTCCTCATGGGGGTCGTGATTGTAAGAATGGGAGGTAGTGGGAGTCAGGGGTTCCTCAAACCAGTAGATCTCCTTGGCTAAAAAAGCCTCGGATGCATCTTGCATGGCTTGAGGAAGAGTCCCCCAGGCACTCCTTTTTAAAACGTGCTTTTTAGGCTGCACGATCAGCCGTATTGAACCTGCTAATTTCGACAGGCTTTGTAGGCGTGTGACTAGGCCATGAATCAACTCTCATGCAGGACAAAAGTTTCTTATATGCCTCATCAACTTCCTTCCTGGCTTCAGCTAGATCAGCTTCTGCCAAGATGATCTCGCTCGATTCGTAAGGTGGTTCAGTCTCGATTACTGCAAAGATCCACCGCTTCACTTCCACTCCAGCTCTCTGAAGGATCTTGCTGTAATGAACCTGCTGCCAATCGTAACCAAGGTCTCTCTGCTTCCAGAGAAATTTGCTAGGTCTGGCTCCACCTTTCATCGTGGTTTTGACGTCGATGACAGTGTCACCGCATAACAAATCCACTCTACATTTAGCGTCGATGTCCTTGACAAACCTCTTTGCAAAGACAGAGACTTCAGTCTGAGGCTTCATTAGCTGGACCTCTCGGACCACAGACAGTTCGGAATATGCACCATACATCGATCGAATTGCCTGTAGGTCCGATTCTTTAATGACCTTCTTGCCCAGAGCTTCCTGTTCCTTCCACCAATCCTGATTCACCTTCTTTCTCTTATTGGTATACTCCTCAGGACAGGTAATTACCTCATTGGCGAAACGATCCGGTTCCAGTGCATACATGTGAAACAAAGTTCCTTTCTCCATCGCTGGAGTGCTTGCGTAAGGATAGATCTTGTTCCTGTAACTCCAAAAGGCTTTCGGGCTTTCCCTCATCTTCTTTAGCTCAGAAGTGGATAAAGCTTTATCAGCTCGATACTCAGGATCGTCCATTTTGTAGACGATCTCTGTTTTTCGATTAGAAAGAAACGTCATCGTGTTCCTCCACTTCTGCATGTACTACTGGTTCTCCTGTTTTTTTCTTATACTCGGGAGATTCAGCGATTTCAGCCTGATCCCATTCCATTAATGCGTCCCAGTTGTGAGGGTGATCCGCAATGGAATATACCATGTGTGGGTTCTCAGCTTCAGGCACTTCATATCTGAACTGATCAGTTCCTGGCTTGCGAGGAATCTTGGTGTAACTCTCAAACTTGATGTATTTATTGCCCTTCTTGCTGAGGGCATGGCTGACATCGATGGTGAGAGCTTTGCCTAGGTATTCACTTGGGTCCATTGGTTGATCTAACGGGAGATTGGCCCCATTACATGCTGACAATATCTTGTAAAGGTTTGAACCTTCCCCATGGACTTTAGTTACTGACACCCCTCTGATTGCAGGCTTTTCAGGTTCACCCTCTTTAAAGGTTTTCCTGACTTCCATGAACTCAAAGGTAAGCTTTAATTTTTTAACTGGAGCTTTCTTTGGATCGTAATTTGGTTGAGTTCCAAGATCCACTATACTGATCAGTCTGGCTGAGTGTGGTCCTTCTGGGATCTTCGGTGCGAACGATGTCATTGTACTTACGGGTGCTACTAGTATGCTCATATATATTTATGCTTTCTTTGTTTTATTGTTTATTTGTCTTTGTTCTTCTAGGTCCTTGAGATCTGATTTTTGTAGTATCTCAAGAAAGTCTTCTGCGTTCGGGAGGATGGCTACCCATCGAGCTTGATGCCTCCAAACAATGACTGGTATCTCCCAGGGCTTGCAGTCTCCTTCGGCCTGAGACATCCAGTCTTTTATTTTGCAAAGTTTGGTATTTTTAACTTCAAAGCGAATGGGGGACAGGGCTTCGCAAGTAACGTCGGGAGATTCGCATCCCATTTGGGACTGGTGAAATCCAGTTCTTTTAGCCTCCCACCCAAAGAATCGGAGGGTCTTTACCCACATGGATTCTCCCCTCTTACCTTTTTCTTTTGCGTTTACCATATTTTATGAGTCCCCTTTCTTTGAACAACTCTGTGTAATGAAGCATGGCTTCCTTGTAATTTCTGAACTCGGGGAAATCTTCGGCAATGTCATCCCAAAATAATCCTGAGTGGGTTCGTATTAATTTAAATTTATTCACATTGTATCCTGCTGATGCTGCTTATTTGAGGTGTTAGTCATACTCGCACATGTGAATAACTATCTCAAAAAATTTCTTTACTTATTTTTCTGGGGTGTCAAACACCGTCTATGCCATCAATTCGCGCATTAGGAAAAAAGTGCTTGGCAGCTTGGCTAGACGATAGGCTGCTTAACCGCTGGAAGAAGCTGTGCCATGATCTGGACATGACTCAGACTGATCGGCTTGCTCTTCTAATAAAAGAAGATGTTGAGAAAGCAGATGCGAAAGCATATCGAAAACGTCAACGTCAAGCAAAGTAGCTGCCTTAGTCGCCATAGCTGTTTGTTTTTTGGTGAGCTTCATAACGGGTGTTAGTCAATAGAAAGTAATCGTCGATTCAAAAGGGTCAATTATTTTTATATAATATTTTGTGACATGGGACAAATACCGTCCCACCCTGTTTTCTTTTTTAAAAAATAACTCCTAATTAAAATGATCGAACCGTTACCACAATGGCATTGTGGGGGTCTGGGGTTCAAATCCCCACGGCTCCACCATACAAAATCAGAGATTAATCTCTCCGATCAGGACC